GGCGGCGGCACGATCACGATCGCAGCCACCTCCAGCGGACTGAACGGCATCACGAGCTCGACCGTTACGGCGCTTGGCGTCAATGCCGGCGATAGTGTGACGAGTGCGACCAATACGACGGCTGTTGGCTACGAAGCCGGCACTGCCGTCACGACGGGTCCGAACAATACTTTGGTCGGCTATCGCGCAGGCTTGGCGATCAGCACCGGCACGAGTTCGACGATGGTCGGAAACGAAGCTGGTAGCCAGTACAACCGAAGCTATAACACTTACGTTGGATATTTCTCTGGTCGCAACGTCGACTCCAACGAAAATACGGCGGTCGGTTATTCGGCAGGACAGGGCGCGACGGGTGCAACAGGTGCGGCCAATACGGCCGTTGGCGCGGACGCACTGCGAGTATTCTCGACGGGCGGCTTTAACACCGCAGTAGGTGCTGCGGCTGCAACGGCGGTAACGACGGGTACTTACGGCGTAGCCGTCGGCTACCAAGCGCTGCTTGCCGGAACGACCGGTACAGGCAACACGGCCATTGGCGCACAATCAGGTGCGGCCACGACGGTTGCCAACAACCAAACCTTTGTCGGATATCGCGCTGGTCGCAACGTCACCAATGGATCAAACACTTCTGTTGGCCGCGACGCACTATATGGCAGCACCAGTTCTGGCGTTGCAAATAGCGTGGCAGTCGGTGCGTTTGCTTTAACTAACGTTACCGCAGGCGGATCTCACGTCGCGGTTGGCTATAACGCCGGGTTAAACGTAACGGATACTAACTGGTGTACGCTGGTTGGAAATGGCGCGGGGCAGTTCATAACTACTGGCGCTGCCAATACGATAATTGGTTATAACGCTGGTGGAAGCCTTACTACCGCAGGCACCAACTGCGCCCTTGGTGACAGTGCGTATAGCTCCAGTGGAAACTACAGTAACTCTACCTGTCTGGGTTTCAACTCTAACGTTACAGGTGGCGCGCAGGTCCAGCTTGGAGACTCGAGTACCACGACCTATGCCTATGGCACCGTGCAAAATCGTTCAGATGCGCGAGACAAAACCGAGATCCAAGACACTGACCTTGGCTTGAACTTTATTTTGGCGCTGCGTCCCCGCAAGTTTAAGTGGGACATGCGCGAAGACTACCGCACGAAGCCCCCGGTTAAACCGGATGCGGCGGACTACGAAGGCCAGGAGGCCGAGTACAAAGCGGCTATCGCTGCGTGGGAAGTCGCCTATGCGAGCTGGCAGGAGTCGGTGGATCTTAGCAACATCGTTCATGACGGCACGCATACTCGCAACCGATATCACCAGGGTTTGATCGCTCAAGAGGTCAAGGCAACCATGGATTCCATGGGCGTCGACTTCGGTGGTTATCAGGACCACAAGATCAAAGGCGGCCAGGATGTCCTGTCGATCGGCTACGAGGAGTTGATCCCTCCGTTGATCAAGGCTTTCCAAGAGCTCAAAGCCGAGTTCGATGAGTACAAGAGGACGCACCCATGATGACAATGGTCAGCACTTTCCTCTCCTTCCTCGCAGGCGGACTGCCTAAGATCCTCCAGATCTTCCAAGATCGGCAGGACAAGAAGCATGAGTTGGCTCTTGTGGCGGCGCAAAAGGAGCGTGAGCTCGCTTTGGCGGAGCGAGGCTTTCTCGCGCAGGCGCGCGTGGAGGAGATCAAACTCGAGCAGATCCAAACGCAAACCGCAGCCGAAGAGCGTGTGGCGCTGTACCAGCACGACATGGAGATCGGCAAAGGCGCAAGTCAGTGGATGATCAACCTGCGCGCTTCGGTGCGTCCGGTTGTGACGTATATCTTTGTGCTGGAGCTCGTTGCCATCAACATCGCCGGAGTCTGGTACGCCTACAACACAGGTGTTCCGTTTGCCGCTGCAATGGCAGAAGTGTTCTCTGAGGACGAGATGTTGATCCTGTCCTCGATCATCGCCTTTTGGTTTGGAACGCAGGCATTCGGTAAGAAGTGAAAGTCTCCAAGGCCGCCATTGAGATGATCAAACATCATGAGGGCGTCAGAACACGCCCTTATCGGTGTCCGGCCTTGTTGTGGACCGTGGGCGTTGGACATGTCATCGAGCCGACTCACACTGCGGTGAAGTATGAGGAACGTCGCCATTTACCGATACCCGCAGGGTGGGATCGCACTCTCACGATGGACGAGGTGGACCGGATACTTGCTGAAGACCTTCGCCGGTTTGAGCGTGGCGTGGTTCGACTTTGCCCTGCTGTTGTTGGCCGTCAGGGAGTCTTTGATGCTCTCGTATCTTTTGCCTTCAACGTGGGCCTCGGCAATCTCCAACGCTCTTCCCTTCGGATGAAAACCAACCGGGGTGAACTGGAAGAGGCGGCTGGTGGTCGTGTGCTACCTGGGTTGGTCAAACGGCGCAATGATGAACGCGCCTTGTACCTGTCAGGAGTGCATCAATGAAAGTTACCCTTGAGCCACGGACCACGGACCTTGGTCTGGTCGAGCCTGCGCACACCGTAGAGGTCTACTGCGGGGCCTGCGGGTATGATCTCGATGAGGCAGAACTAAGCGCCGATACCTGCTCTGACTGTGGGCAGCCGCTGAACCTGAAGCAGCATGTGTCCATTCAGGTCACGACGATTCCCGCTGCCACGGGAGCAACGCTGCGATGAGAAAGGCCAAAGCCAAGAGCAAGGTGAACGCTGCCGGCAACTACACAAAGCCGAGCATGCGTAAGCAGTTGTTCGAATCTATCAAGGCGCGTGCGGTTCAGGGCACCAAAGCAGGCCAGTGGTCCGCGCGCAAGGCACAGCTATTAGCGAAGAAGTACAAGGAGAAGGGCGGTTCCTATCGTGACTAAAACGTGTCTGCTGTGTAAAAACGAAATGGACGAGTCCTGTTTTTACAGGTTCTATGACCGTTGGACACAGAAACACTATTTAAGCGCCCGATGTAAAACATGCCATCAGGAATACAGACGTCAAAGCCCCACAACTCATCGAAATCGTAAAGCGGAAAAACTGCAGCTGCGATACGGAATGACATATGAGCAATGGGAGGCTATGCGAGACGCTGAAAACTACAGTTGTATGATATGTGGAATTACTGAGAGTGAGCTTGGTAGAAAACTAGATGTTGACCACTGTCACGAGACCGGAAAAGTTCGCGGAGTGCTTTGTAACTCATGTAATTCGGTGCTTGGTCATGCGAGAGACAACGTTGAGATTCTTCAGGCCGCAATTAACTACCTAAAGGAGTACTCGGGTGGATACCGGGACTGATCTCGAATTGTTCAAGGCACAGGTCCAAGCCGAACTGAATCGGCTTGAAGCCAAGTCGTCTGCCAAGGAAGTGGCCGGAAAGGCCATCGGCAAGGACGGCTTGAAGTACATCACGGCGATTGTCGTGATCGGTGTGCTGTCGAGCCTTGCGCTTGACGGGGAGAAGATCGCTGCGGTGATGGGCCTTCTTGGCGCGTCGCTCACGGCTCTTATCTCAATGCTGGCCAGCATCGCTGGTGCCAGCGAGAAGGAAGAGAAGCCTGAGTTTGGCGTGATCAAGGATTTGATCGCGAAGCTCGACAAGCTCGATCGTAAGGAGCAGCCCATGCGCGTGGATGTCGAAGGCGACCACGTGACTGTGACCAAGGGCGATGACGTTGTGCAGGCCAAGCGATGAAGGCCCCGCAACAGTCACTGAAGAACTGGACCGCTCAAAAGTGGAGGACAAAAAGTGGTAAACCGTCTAGTAAAACTGGTGAGCGATACCTTCCAGAAGCTGCGATCAAGAGTCTCAGCCCTCAAGAATACGCTCGTACAACGGCTGCAAAGCGTCGTGGCAAAGCTAAAGGGAAGCAATTCGTAAAGCAGCCGAAGTCGATTGCTCGCAAGACAGCGCAGTACAGGTGAGACATGGCCAGCGTTAAGAAGGATGCGATTGGGCAGGAGATCCGCAAGTCGTACGAGCGTGGCCAGAAGGGCTGCCCGGAAGCGACAATGGATATCCACATCAATCTCAAGAACCGAAACAATGCGATCAAGGAGTATGGGTACGGTCCGCTGAACCCAGAGGCCGAGTCGCGTGCGTTTTGGGACAAGAAGGCCGAACTCTGGTCGACCACGGTGCGGGAGGCCAAGAAGGCACGCTGTGGCAACTGTGCCGCGTTCATCCAAACCCCGAAGATGCTGACTTGTATCGAGAACGGCATCGAAGACCCCAGCGAGGAGCACGAAAACTACGCCCCGGATGTGGTCGCGGCAGCCAATCTGGGCTACTGCGAGCTCTTTCACTTCAAGTGCGCTGGCGACCGGACGTGTGACGCGTGGCTCGTTGGCGGCCCAATCAAGTAACATGCGGCCATGGCATACTTCAGACTCTTTCTCAAGCCCGGTGTAGACAAGCAGAACACCGAGTACGGCGCTGAAGGCGGGTGGATCGACAGCGATTACATCCGTTTTCGGTACGGCCTGCCTGAAAAAATGGGCGGTTGGACGCTGTTTGACGGAGTTGCCACCTACTTGGTGGGCATGCCGAGCGAAGTCTTCACCTGGAACAGCCTGGACGGGGCTCCGTACCTCGTTGTGGGCACTTCCCGTAAGGTTTACGTGTCTTATGGCGGTAGTTGGGGCGATATCACCCCGATCCGAAGCACCGCCACTGGTGTTACGTTCGACACGACCAACGGCTCAACGACAGTTGCCGTAAACGACCCCGCGCATGGCGCTTCGGTGGGCGATTTCGTAACCTTTTCGAACGTTACCGGTAACCCCGGCGGTATCACTAACGCCAGTCTTCAGAATGAGTTCGAAATACAAGAGATTTTGGACGCGGCGTCCTACACGATCATCGCCCCCAGTGCCGCTACGTCAACGGCTACGGCTGCCGGTACGGCAGATGCCGCCTATCAGCTCAGTGTGGGGTCAGACGTCAATTATTTTGACTATGGATGGGGTGTCGGTACGTGGGGCACGGGCACTTGGGGCACTCCCCGTACCAGCGGCGTTGGTGTAGCCCTTTATTCGCGGGTCTGGCAGTTCGATACGTTCGGCGAGAAGCTCATTATGCAGCTTGTCAACGGCGGTATTTATGAGTGGACACCGGATCCGGCAAACATAGACGTTCGGGCTACCGCGATCACCAATGCCCCGACTAAGAGCAAGTACGCGTTGGTCTCCACCCCGGATCGTCACTTGATCTGCTTTGGTACGGAGTCCACGATCGGTAACCCGACGACGATTGACCCGATGTTTGTGCGGTTTTCCAACCAGGAAGACATCAACACCTTCGTCGCCACAGCAACGAACACGGCCGGTGGACAACGGCTCACGGACGGTAACGAGATTATCTCCGCATTGCGTTCACGCGGTCAGATCCTGATCTGGACAGACACATCACTGCACGGTATGCAGTACGTCGGTCCCCCGTACACCTTTGGCTTCCAACAGTTGGGCGCAAACTGCGGCTTGATTGGTCCTCATGCCTCTGCCGACGTGAACGGTGTGGCGTATTGGATGAGCAAGGATGCGTTCTTCGTGTTCGACGGTACGGTGAAGAAGCTGCCGTGTAGCGTGCAGGACTACGTGTTTAAGGACCTCAACATCGTCCAAGCCACGAAAGTGCATGTCGGCATTAACACGCAGTTCAACGAAGTGACGTGGTGGTATTGCACATTAAACAGCAATTTCATCAATCGCTTTGTGACGTACAACTACCTCGAGAACGTGTGGTCCGTGGGCACTATGTCGCGAACCGCGTGGCAGGATCTCGGCGTATACGACAAGCCGTTGGCCGCTGATTACGACCCGGCCAGCACCGCCTCGACGATTTCTACCATCTATGGTTTGACTGCCGGTAGGTCGATCATCTTTAACCAAGAAGATGGCGTTAACGGTAACGGCTCTGCGATATCGGCGTACGTTAAATCCGGTTACTTTGACATCGGCGACGGCGATCAGATGCTGTACATGCGTCGCTTCATCCCAGACTTCAAGAATCAGGTAGGAGACCTCACGGTCCGATTGCTATTGCGCCCCTATCCGCAGGCTTCTGCTGTCCCGAGCTCTTTGGATCCTTACGTGATCACTCCTACGACGGATAAAGTCGACACTCGGGCGCGCGGACGGCAGATTAGTTTGCAGATCGAGAGCGATGCAGTGGACACCAACTGGCGCTTCGGTACGTTGCGCGTGGACATCCAGCCGGATGGGTTGCGATGAGCAAGATTACTAACGTACGTCTGCCGAACGCCGCGCCGGTTCAATACAGCGCGGAATCGTTCGACCAGCTCGTGCGTTCGCTCGAACAGGTCATTTTTCAGCTTAATAACACCTACTCGCCAGCCGTTACCGAAGACAAAGATTCAGCCTATGCCTGGTATGGCGATGGTGGAGGATTTATAGACATGAGCGGAACACCGGTCCCTGTTTCACTTGGGGGAACGAACTTAGACGCCTTTGGTCGGTTGCGTGTCAGTAACCCCCTGACGTTGTTTGACTCCTCTCATCGCTATGCGGATAACAATCTGTGGGTCAACAGCATAACCGGCACCGCAGCGGCGACGTTTAACGCTAATGAAGGGCTGATGGATCTGACGGTTGGCTCGGCCAGCGGCGACCAGATCATCCGAGAGACTATCAAAGTCTTTTCGTATCAGCCGGGTAAGAGCCTGTTGGTGATGAACACGTTTGTGTTTGGCACTGCCAAGGCCAACCTGCGCCAACGTGCGGGTTACTACGGCGCGGCCAACGGCATTTACTTTGAACGCGAAGGCTCAACCAACTACATGGTCGAGCGCAGCAGTGTCACAGGCGCTCCAATCAACACCCGTGTTGCACAGGCGAACTGGAATCAAGACCGATTGGACGGTACCGGCCCGTCTGGCCTGACCTTGGACTCCTCC